GCCACTTAGGGAAATAGATGTCTCTATATTTCATGATTACAAGATAAAGAAGACATTCTAATCCTGTGGTCCTACATTTGTAACCGATCATGACGAACCTGTCATAGGGGTTACATATCCACCTCATCCTATAAATCAGTTAGCAGCTAGCATGAGATAATGCTCAGAATTAAAACCTGATTTAAATGTAGTAAATGAATTTAAAAAATTCTTGGATGTTCTGTTTCCTATATTGTTTAATAGAATTCACAAATTAGCCGTAACAGAGCCAGAATTATTTAAGTTACCTACATGGGATGAATACATAGCAACTGTAGAACCGAAAAAACGGTGCAAGTATACTGAAGGTTATAACTCTTATGTCAATCATGAATAAGGTTATGACTATACGTATGGTGGTTGCAGTAAAAGTGGAGAAGTAGGTTTTGTTACACCTAGTAGTGTAGCAAAGGACAAAATGCCAACCAGACCTCGCTTGATTTGGGTCCCTTGTGGGCGCATTTTAGCTTTAGCTTGGTATAATAAATAATTTATCAAGATTATCAAGAGAGTGATACCCTGGTTTGTGCACGGGCTCAATAACACTGGATTGGAGAAAAAATTGACAAATGTATTACCGTTTTAAGGAACAAAGACCTTTGATACAGATGGTAGCAGTCATGATTCAAATCAACATCCAGAGTTAATAGAGTTGGTAGACAATAGAATAATTAAATACATAACAGACCTAATGGCTAATTTCGAACAACCAATAGAACCAGAAGTGTTCAAGGTAATGGTTGAAGATATGATGAAAATGGAAGCAAAAATGAAAATGTATTCAGGCAATGGTAAACATCGTTTCATATTATTAGAAATGATTATGAAAGGAACTACATTTTCAGGACATCCTACTAGAACATCATTAGGGAATGGTCTTAGGGTCATTATGTACCACTTGTATGCACTGTATAAAGCAGGCATTAACTTATACGATTTACTAGAGATAAATTCAAACTTTGGTCTTGCCGTTAATGGAGATGATGCGGTTGGTGCTATAAAAACACAATATCAAGACGATTTTAATCGTGAAATGCGTAATATTTATAGTACTGAAGCAACAGGTATGCACGGGTTAGGCCAAAAATGTGGTGAAATAATTTTCGACTCCAAACAACATTTGAACTTTGTGTCCAAGCATGGATTTTATTGTGAAGGGTTTGGAGTGCGTATGTATAGGTAATTGCATAAAGCTTTGCTAGGATGTAATTATACAGATGCTTTTAAAGGAGTGGGTTCGGATAAATAATTAAAAATGATATTTGATGCCAATACATGTTGTCATATGACATCTATGTTAGATATGCCAATTATGAGGAAAATAATAGACTGGAGAGTAGATTTTTTGGATCCTTAAGCTTCAGTCATGTTTTCCTAAATGAAATCTAATATAGATTGGTTTAAAGCCTTTGGTAATGCTAGTACTAAACGGACTGATCTACCGGCTGATCTTAGTGATCGTATGTTTGCCTAGATGTTCGAGCATTTTTATAATATACCAATGAGTGCCATGTATGAAATAGAAGACGCCATAGTTTAATAAACTGCATTAACCAGTGATATGAATTGTACAATAAGAATACCTTATTTAGATATAATGTTATAATCACTAGGATTGGTAACTTCTTAATCTCTTATGTAAGTACATGGTTGTAAACCTACAAAAAAAGTCATAGTGATGAAATCAACAGGCCTCAAACCATTTTTACCAAAACCTGATTATAAGATCCTCGCAGCAAGATATCAACTGGATGTTGGTGCTTGTGGTATGTTGCCAGGATATAAACATTCAGGTGCTCCAGCGTATGTAAATTATTGGGGATTATAAGCCCAGATGCAGTTGAAGATAGATACTTCTAGTAGCTATGAAACAATAAAAGCTGCATTGGGACCACATGTTGTGATGGAATTATTGCCTTCTGGAGGCGCAAAATTGAGTGCAGTTCGAGTTGTGAAGAACGCCCATCCATCACGAGCCTTGTCAGTAAAAATAGAAGTTGTATTTACAGACCTTACTGGCAAGACATGTGAATCTCTAATAGTGTGTGATCTTGAGAACTTGCCGTCACCGCTGGATATGGATTCGTTAGATGAATCCGAGGATAGTACAGGCTGAGGACTCATGGGGTTGATGACCCCCCTCGCATAGCCCTATCCTTCATCATAAATACGTTCTTAGTGAGCGGCCCCCACAAGGGGTGAGTGTTGTGCCTCCACACTATAAAGATAGAGGCCGTTGGTCCAAACACTAGGTGACGGTAAACTTGAG